TGGTAATACAATTACAGTTAAGCTTGGTGTTAGTATATCATAGGTTTGGGTAATTGAATAGAAATATTAGGAGGATAAATATGAATCAACGTAGATATTCTAAACTCATACAATATAAAGCAGCTTTAGATTCTTCATGGAAACGTAGAAATCCAGTTGGTATATATGGGAATGACGAATATGACAAGACTTTATCACAAGCAAAATTGGATAGTTTCAAAGTATTAAGAAATTCATATGGTCAACATAAATTAATTGATATTTTAGGAGAAGGAAAAACTGATTTTACAGATAGTTTCAATTCTATATTTGGTGGTATGTTTTAATAATCATTTTTTGGAGGAATTGTATGAATGGATATATTTTAAAGCCTAGATTGCCGTTTGTTGCGAAATCAGAATTAAAGAGAACTCCTGCTACAGAAGAAAACAGAAAAATGGTAGAGTTCATGGATTCGCATGACTTTTCTGTTTCTATTGACAAGAAAAGTAAGAAACTGAGTATTCAGGTGAGTTTGAAAATATAGAATGTTGTACAGTTATAATTGAATTAACCATCAAATTATAAGATGTATGGTATTCTTATAAATATATTAACTAAAATAAAATATTTTATAGAAAACTATATTCGGATATGATATAATATCTTCATAAATTTATTTTGTGGAGATGTATAATTATGGATAGTTTTGTAGAAAAATTTAATGTTTTTGATTTGTTTACGATGCTAATTCCGGGGATTATAATTTCTACTTCTTTTAGTATTTCTTTATCATATGAATATTATGATTTATGGAAAAGTTTTGGAAATGAAAAATATGTAGGTTTCTTTATAGTCAGTTATTTGTTTGGTGTAATTTATCAAGAAATTGGTACTATTTTTGATAATCTATTTATGTATCGAATTTTATATGGTGGAAAACCACGAGAAATGTTTTTAACAAAACAAAAACATAGAAAAATTTTTAAAGACGAATTATCATATAAAGATGCTTTACAAATTAGAGATTATTATGCTAAATTTTTTAATATCAAAAATATTAACCATATGAATAAAAAAAATGAAAAAGCATTAAATTCGTTAATTTTTTCATATTGTTTAAATACTTGTGAAAAAAATAATTTAACATACAAATCTGATAAAATGATTGTAATTTCTGAAATGAGCCGTTCCTTGGCTTTAGGGTGTATTTCAAATATAGTTTTAAATTTATGTATGATACGGAAATATTCTTTACATCATAAATTTTATTGTATTGAAATAATAATTTTAATCATTTTATTTTTTATATTCTTATGTAGAAAAGTAAGATACGAAAAATATCGTATAAAAATTGTATTAAGAACTTTTTTAATACATATCAAAGAGCATAATGTTGATAATAAATAATTTTTTTAAGAATTGTACAGCTATGATTAATCTGGCGATTAATCGGTAAAATCTTATTATATGGAGATGTTTAATGGCAAAGCTAATTTTAAGAGACTCGTGCTTTAAAGGAGTAGATAATGCAGTAGTCAAAGAAATTAAGAAAACTCCTGCACATAAAATTTTTGTTAAGCAAGCTAATGAGCAAATAGAGAAGAATAGAATTCGTTATGCAACAGCTTATAATAGTGCAAAAAGTTATTTAGGAAATAATTGATAAATATGGAACAAAAATCGCTAGAGATTTTTATCGGAAATGGTGTTTGCACCAAGACTAGATTTGGTTAGAAAGAGTCGTTGAGATATACGGCTCTTTTTGTTTGGAATGAAATAGAAATAGAGAAATATATATTGTGCCAATGTAGTTTAAATGGGAAAACGGCTTGTCGGTTATGGTAGATGGGCACTTATCAGTTCGAGTCTGATGGTTGGCGATTAAGAGAAGGATAATAGAGATTTGCAAACTCTATAAATGACTGTACTCCATATCCAGTCGCCCTTCTCTTCTATTTTGGTGTAAATGTTTTGGTATGGAGAGATTGGAGAAATGATGAAATATGGGTGCGAAATTATGGACTAAATTAGATGAAAATGTATGTGGTATTTATATCATAACAAATATTATTAATGGCAAAGTATATGTAGGTCAAAGCACAGATATAAGACAACGTTGGTGGCATCATAAGTATGAATTAAACAAACAAATTCATTCAAATAGACATCTACAAGGTGCTTGGAATCAGTATGGTAAAGAAAATTTTGAATTTTCAATATTAGAATTATGTGAAGAAAATGACTTAGATAATAGAGAAATATATTGGATTTCAGAGTATGATTCAAAAAATCCAGAATTTGGATATAACTTATCTGATGGTGGTGGTGGTATAAGAGGAGCAGTTTTGACCGAAGAACAAAAAGAATATATGTCAAAAGTTAAAAATCCTGAAAAGGTTGTTCAAATTGATTTTAATGGAAAAGTAGTTCGTATATGGAGAAGTGCAACTCACGTTCAAAGAACATATGATAATATAAGAGCAAGATCTATATTACAATGTTGCAGACATATTACGCATCAAGCAAATGGATATATTTGGTTTTATAAAGACGAATTTGATAAAATAGAAAATTTTGATGTTGAACAATATATGTTAAAGTATAGTAGATTTTTTAATATTCCAATCTTACAATATGACTTATATGGTAGATTAATAAAAGAATGGGATTATTTAGATTTAAAGAATAGTTACAAAAAATTTTCTTCAATTACAAGATGTTGTAGGCATGAACGAAATTCATATGATGGATTTATTTGGAGATATAAATTTGAAAAAGAGAATGATTTTTCACAAGAATATCTTTTACATAGTAGAAGAAGTTGCGGAAAATATTATATAAATTAATACGATATGAATATGAATTATATACGAACATGGAAATCGGAAGATTTGGCTAATCATGATTATTATGATATTTATAGTATAAATAAAGTTTGTGATGGCAATCGTGCATATCACAAAGATTATATATGGAAAGAATATATTCCCGAATTTGGAGAAGTGGTTAAAACAGTTTAACTACTTCTCTTTTTATATTGGAATAAAAGGAAAGAAGGTGGCTTATGCCAAGAGTTGAAAAGGATATTGTTTTATCAGATTCAGAAGTAAATAAAACACCTGTAAAGCAATTGCGTGAAGATTATATAGATTTAGGCGAAGCTTACCATAAATTAAAAAGTGGAGCTTTCTGTCATGACTGTAATTCGTTCTTACCAAGAAAAAATTTCTATAAGTCTCCACATACTACTTCTGGTTTAATACCAACATGTAAAGATTGTTTATATAAAATTGGCACAGGTTATAATCCTCGCACAAAAGAGACTCATGAAACAAGAGAAACAGTTATTGCAGCAATGAGAAAAGCCGACTTACCGTTTATTGAAGATTTATATCAATCTTCTTGTGATGCCATTTCTAATGAAACAAGTGATAAGAGGCGTGGAACAGCCTATTCTCAAATGATCACTTGTTTGCAAAGTCTTCCACAATACTATGGGATGACCTATGAACAATCAGATTTTGGTGAGCTTAATGTAAATGATACTACAACTGAAATTGCAGAAAACTTTGTAGAGAAGAAACAAGAAGTCCCTGAAGATATAGATGATATGTATGTAAAAAATAAGCGTAGTGTACTTAGGATGCTTGGATATGATCCATTTATTTATGAGGAGGAAGAAGACAAACCATTGCTCTATGCTAAGTTGGTAAATTATTTTGATGACTCTTTAAAAGATGATGGATTTAAGTTGGAAGCAGTTATTGAAATTGTTCAGACCTTCAAAGATGTAAAACATATCAATGATACACTTGCTCAATACACAAAGCAGTTACAAACGCATCCTGAAATGATTGCTACTGTTAAGTCATTGACTCAAACAAAAAAAGATATGTTATCTTCTGCCCTCGCTTTGGCAAAGGATAATGGTATAAGTGAAAATAACAATAACCGAAAAAGCAAGGGTGCAGGAACATTATCTGGAATTATTAAAGAATTAGAAGAAATGAATTTAGATGGTTCTGAAGTAAACACATTTGATTATGAAACTAATGTTGCTATCGAAGATATTATGACAAGAAATCATCAAAATCAATTAAAACAATTAAATCCAGATGAAAATGATTGGGAAAAGGAAGTTGTTCATCAAAAAGAAATGTTATTTAGACTGCAAAAAGAAAGAGATAATGCAGTTGAATTTAGTAGATTGTTAAAGAAAGAAAATAAAGATTTAAAAGACTATTTATTTGAAAATGGATTGATAGATTCTGAAGGACAGGTAATCGAAAATGAGTGACAATAAGATTACTTTGATGGGTGATTCGATAGAAGAATTTACCCCTAAAAATTTTACTTTCTTTAAGAAACCTACTTATTATGATATTTCTGAAATGAAATTGGAAGGATTAAAGAAGCTTTCAGAAATTATACAATGGGGGAGAAAATGTCCCGTAAAATTTTGTGAAAGATTCTTTGGCATAGAATTTTTAGACTATCAGAAGTATGTATTCATGATGTCGTGGATTACGCCAAATGTTGTATGGTGCATGACTCGATCAGGCGGTAAAACTACCCTTGGTAGTCCGTTCTTAATGTCAAAAACTTTACTGCTCCCGAAATTTGAAGGCTATATTTTGAGTTCTACCGGATCTCAAAGTATAGGTATGATGAAGAAAATTGAGTCTATTGCTAAAAAAGAGATTGCTTCTTTTACTGGATTAACTGATGTATTCTTAAACGAATTAGTTAAAAGTTCCAATTCCGAAGGATTCAGGCATGACCCCGCATCTTATTCCTACAAATTATATTCCGGCTCAACTTTGGCTACTATTAACAGCAATTTTGATGGATCTCGTGGGCGAAGGAGCCGCCTCAATTTTTATGATGAGGCTTCGTATGTGTCAGAAGATATGTTTGCTGCTACTCTCCCATTTGTAACACAAAATAGTGATTTTGCTCTTGGTGGTGATATTGATGTAACTTTACTCCCACCAAACTTCCCTAACCAAGTTATTTGTGCTAGTTCTGCCGGTTCAATGGATGATGTTTTTTATAAACGTTATAAAGAAGCTGCTATGCATTCAATGGCTGGTGATAAAAATTATTTTTGTGCAGATATAGATTGTGAAATAGTACTTAATGCTACATATAATGGGAAGGTCTATCCTGTACCGCTTCTAACACAAGAGAAAATTGATTCTGAAATGAAAATGAATCCCACTAAAGCAACTCGTGAATATAAAAATAAATTTGATTCCGACCTTGGTGATGATATTGCAGTTAAGAAATCACAAGTGTTAAGGAATAGTGTTGTTAGACCACCTATGTTGGTTAATGAAGATAATTCATATATGATTATTACATTCGACCCTGCCAAAAAGAGAGACAATAGTTTTGTTCTTATTGGTAAATTACATAGGGATGATAAACGAGGATGGTTATTAGATGTTGTAAACGGTATCAACCTTATTGATAAAGAAACAAAGAAACCACTTACTACACCTGAACAGGTGAAAATGCTCCAAGATATAATTGTTAGATATAATGGATACGGTGTTCCAGATTATAAAAATATACATGGCGTTTATATTGATGCCGGTTCCGGTGGTGGTGCAACTCAAATATGTGATCTTTTGTTTGACAACTTTTATGAGGATAAACACGACAAGGATAAGAATTATGAACATCATGGTTTAATTGATGCGAATTATGATTATGCTGTTCCGTATGTAAAAAGATATCCTGATGCAATGGATATTATTCGTATGCGTGAACCAGCAAAATATAAATCTATTATGTATTCTCAGTTATGTGAAATGATAGACCAAGATTTAATTAGTTTTACTGCTGAGTATGATTATCATGGGAATCTTACTATGCTCTCAGAAAGGGACGGAGAGGTTATAGAAGAAAATTATGTTTTGTCATTTGAGGAAGAAGTTGGATTAAAACAATTAGATGCTATGAAAGAAGAAGTAACTCATATGTATAAGTATAAATCTTCAAATGGTAATACAAGATATGATTTAGCTCCTGGATTTGAAAATATTCTTCATGACGACAGAAGCTATTGTTTAGCTCTTATGGGACATGCGCTCTTTGAATTAAGAAGTCAAGATACAGTAAGACAAAAGAAACCGGCTAACAATAATAACAATCTCGTTCAACGCCTCCCAATTCGTCAAGGGAAGCGTTTTTCTATGTTTAAATAAAAGGAGGTGCATTGAAACATATGCCAAGAACAAAGAAAGCAGATGCAGATGCACCTGTTACAATAAAAAACACTACCACTGGTTCCACTAATAAGAAACAATATACAGCCGCTGAAATGCGGAATTTCCAAAAGGAAGCATACCGTAAGGAATTATATGATAAAGCTACACAAGCAATCAATTTGCTTGATTTAACCAAAACACAATCAAGAACTTATACAATTTATAGCAAAGAAAATCTTCGTACTTATATGAAGAATCCTTCTACAAATGAAAATAGCCTGCGTAATTTAAGTAGATTCTTATATAGGGTATCACAACCATATAGAAGACTTGTTAATTATAATGCTCAACAGGTTGATTTAACAGCGATGGTTATTTCGCCAAATATAAATTTTACAGAGGAAAATGATAAAGATACTGTTTTAAAAGATTATTATGATACTTGCGTAGAAGTTGAAAAAATGAATCTTCAATCAGAAATATATAAAATGTTAGTTACAGCATGGATTGAAGATGGTGCATATGGATACATATATGAAGATGACACAGGATTTTTTATTTATCTTTTAGATGGAGAATATTGTAAAGTATCTTCAACAAATATGGACGGATCTATGAATTTTGCATTTGATTTTTCATATTTTCGTAGAAGAACTGAGTTATTGGATTATTGGGATTCTGAATTCCAAACAAAATACAACACATATTTAGACGATAGTTCTCAAAAATGGCAAGAATTAGATCCCGAAAAAACAATCTGCATTAAGATAGGTATTGACGATCCAACTCTTTGTATACCACCCTATCTTGCAATGATGGAATCCATTATTGATAACGTGGATTTACAGTCAATTGTTTCTGTCAAAGACGAATTATCAATCTATAAATTACTCGTTGCGAGACTTGAACATTTAAGCGGAAGTGATAATCCAGATGAATTCTCAGTAGATGTCAATACGGCACTTGATTATTACTATAAACTTGAAGCATCATTGCCTGATTGTGTAGCTTCGTGTATCTCTCCTCTTCCAATTGAACCAATTGAATTTAAAGGAACTACTACAGATGATACAGATATGATTGCCAATTCTATGAGTAATTTATTTAAGATATCTGGCGGGAGTATGGTACTCAACGATACACACACAGGTGCAACGATCTATAGAGCACACATGATTGCGGATATGGAACAGGCTTTAAAACCTCTTCTTGGACAAATCCAAACATGGAC